CGCACGACTGAGGGTCTGTACTACTCAACCCCTGAGCGCATCCAAGCCGTCTGGCCGTCGCGCTTCCCGACCGTTGAAAGCGCAGAGCCGTATGCCAAGAACCCGCAGGGGTTGGCAAACAAGGTTTACTCAAGCCGCATGGGCAATGGCGACGAGGCAAGTGGTGACGGTTTTGCATTTTCTGGAAAAGGCTTCTTGCAGCTGACCGGCAAGTCAAACGTCAAGGCTTTTGCGTCGGACATGAGCTTGCCGGAGGTGCTTGAGTACCCGTCGAAACTGGCCGACGAGTATGCGTTTGAGACGGCCTTATGGTTCTTCCAGAAGAACGGCCTATTCGCTATTGCGGACGACGGCGTTGGTAATGATGTCATCAAGCGCATAACGCGAAAGGTGAATGGCGGGTATCACGGGCTGGAGGATCGCATCAACCAGACGCGCAAAATCCACACTTGGCTGTTGACCTAGTCAACTTAGCTAAGTGCGCGTCCAAGATCAGAAGGCCAGCGCGGCGGTAGGCAGAGCGGGCGAGCATTTGGCACTCGCCCGTCTTTCGCTTGCTGGCTATCTCTGCACCTTGTGTCAGATCAAAGACCATGATGCGTATATACAGACGGCCACGCGCACGCTCACATTGCAAGTAAAAAGCGCAAGCAAGACGCATGGAATACAACAGAGATATAAATTCCACACAGTTAAGAAGATCGGGAAAAGGTCAGACGTTTACGCCTTTGTCGCGGTGGATCTGGACGCTGTAGTCTTTCGCCGTGGCGACGAAATCCTCAAGACGACAACGTATGTGTCGGAGGCGGAATTTCTAAACGAAAGCCAGTCGATGCAAAAAACTCTGGACAGCTTCAAATAATCTCTGGCGCCCATGTGTCGGCTTGCGTAGAAAGTCTGAGTGGGTGGCTCAACAATAACCGTTTATTGGTTTTGCGTTATCGAATGTGCCAACATCATGCCACCCACACGATTACTAGAATATAGTAAAGGCTAGGGCCATCAAGACGGCCCCACTAAAAAAACCAAAGACAGCTCCGATAAACCCTGCCGCGTTTATCATGCGTTCTATTTCCTTGTCATCCATCACACGTCATCCTCGAAATAGTTGGCCAGCGCCTTGATTGGCTGCTTACTGAACACCCAGCGCCACTGACGCTTGGTGCAACCCGGAACCTCGACCAAGTCGCGCACGCGGTATATCTTGTCAGCCTCCCACATTTTCTTGAGGTAGCTGGACGTGCGCGGTACGCTCTCGCCCAGAAGCTCTGCGGCCTCTGAGGCGGTCACGCGCTGGTCATACGGTATCAGCGCGAACAGGCGGTTGCCTTGCTCGATGCTGTGCTGTTTGCTTTTCTCAGCGGCCACCAGCATGGACGGGGAGGTTGTCAGTGGCCTACGCGGGCCAGACGGCAGCAGGTCACGTTTGCCCGCTCGATACATGGCCTGCTCGTATTCCCAAACGCAGTGGCCGTATGTGATCTCGTACCGTTCATGCTTATCTGTGACGCCCTCCAGCCTTGCCTTCAGTCGCTCTGCGGCTTCACGTTGGTCGCGCGCCTGAGTGCGTCTAATAGGGCTTGGAATTCCTCGAGCCTCTGCTTCAGGTTTGGCCGCATCGCCGTCTTCTGCTCCGCCAGCATGATGCTCGTTATCCGCTCGAGGCGTCCGATAATGATCTGAGTTTGGTCCGTACTCACGGGGCTTCCTTTCCAGTTTGATGTTTAACTTACTAGTGATGCGGTGGATCGTTGAGCGCGACACGCGCAGCAAGTCTGCCACGTCGGCCTGAGACATGCCCTGCTCCGCGCAGGCAATGACGTGACGCGTCAGCGCCTCCGGGTCATACTTCATTCGTCTTCCTCCTCTTCCTCTGGCGGCGGGATCTCGCCCATGCCTCCGCACTCTGGACACGATACGGTCTCCATTATGATTTCGCCGATGTCTCGACCTGCGTTGTGAGGGTATGCGCGGCCCTCCTCAACAGTTCCCTCGCCGTGGCACTCAGCGCACGCCACAAGCGTCGGTACGATGTCTTCCCAGCCGGGGTTCATGTCGAGCCCTCCGTGCGCTCAGCGGCCAGCTCACCGCCGCAGGCGGCGTATCCAACCAGATCCACCCAGTTGTCGGCGTGGGAGGTGTTGCTTTTTAGGCGCGCGAGCTTTATCTGCCCGCACATAATTGCGCAATCTACGGCGGTCACCTCGACCCCCAAGTGGATGCTCCAATAAGCCGCAATCGTCGAGAAGTTTTCCTCCATGTCGCCGTGCGTCGCAGCCCGGTCTTTCGTAATACATTCGCTCGCCATGTCGAGGATGTCGGAGCGTGAGTAGTTGTTAGCCATGTGTGGCCTCCCAGTGTGTTGGTCGCGCCTTTGGGCGCATTGTTTCATCAGTTACATTAGCGGTCACGGTGCAGGCGATCAACAGCCCGCAGAGTGACATCCATGTGGCGAGGATCGCCCAGTCTTGCGCAGTTGGTATCATTACGTTTCTCCCGGTTTGTGGGGGCGCATGGCCCCCATGTTTATTAGGCGCTTTCTTTTTCTTGGGCCAAAGTATCCATTGCTGCTAGTATGACTTGAAGCGGAGTAAATTTACCTGCGAGGTAATAGAAGCAACGTGTGAAGGTGGTGTTGTGTCCATTAGTCACTTGGTGCGGCGTGACGCTTACGGGCAAGCCACCAAACAAGCGGCCAAGCTCAACAGCTTCATGGTACTGGGCCATGCGGCGCTCAATCAGATCAACCACAGTTTCGGTCACTTCAGCTTGCTTGGCTGTGATGCGGTCAGTTTTTGGAGCTGGCTTTACAACTTCAAGCTCTTTGAGCAAAACGCGAAATGTCATCAGATCAGTTAATTCAGCGTGGTGCGCCTCATCAAACAGGCGAAAATGCTTTTTGCGGATCTGGTGAAGATCAAACGGGATTGCGTAATAATCTTCGCGTGACAAGCTGTCGATTGAAAATTGAAAATTGTTTTCACGAAGCATTTGGTATCCGCTGTTCAACTCGCCAAGAGCTTCTTTCTGATGAGACTTAGCGGCAAAGGTTTGATCTTCTTGGGTCATGCTTATTGCGGATGAAACGTAATCTTGAACAGTTGTGAATTTTGTATTGTACATGGTCCGTGTTCCTTTGTTTCTGTGTATATTGTTAACATAGGGGTAACAGCACACCCTTGCAAGCACAAAATGTTCACAAACGGAAAAAAATGTTATAGGCTGCCAGAGTGAAATTCATGGAGGATCACATGCTAGACGACGACACAAAGGAACTGGTGCGCAATCTCAACAATCCGCACCGCGTAACAAACATAATGGCGCTGTTCAAATTCTGCGAGCAGGCGGCCACTATCATCCAAGACCAGTCGGCAATGCTGCACCGCGCAGCCGCAGACGCGCTTGAGGCGCAGCCAAAGAAGGCCGCGCCTAAGAAAGCTGCTAAGAAATAGCGGTTAGCGGGGGCCGGCGAGAAGCCTTAACAGATCCTGAGACGGGTCGATTGGGGGCTGAGCGCCGGCAGCCTGCGCTGACGCTCCCGCGCCAAGCAAACCGCTCGTAACGACGCTCTTTGCCGCCTCCCCTTTTTCTCTGGCTGCCTGTATGCCCGGAGCTGCGCGCTCCATAGCCTGAGCCTGACGCATCAAGTCGTCCGGCGTCATGCGGCGGGACAGGATTGGCGCCAGCTGCTCTTGCGCAGCGCGAATGCGATCCGCTTGGCCGCCTCCTGCTAACAATAGGTCCGATGCCATCGCGGTCGGCGCGCCCAGCAATCCCTGCTGCCCAATGCGCTCGCCCATCGTCGGAGTTATTAGCTCCTCAAAGCGCTTCTGCACCGCCTGACGTATCGCCGTCTTGGAGTTTTGAGCAACAGATGCTGCCATAATCATGGCGTCGCTGGCTTCTCGGATCTTGTTCGACATCTTCTCGAAGCCGACATCACCCAGAACCATCTGCATCTTTGTGGCCACGGCTCGAGTATTCATCGCCTTCAGCTGGGCAAGCGCCTCAACCACCTCGGCGTCGGTGCGCTTGGACGGGTTGATTTTCGCGTTTGCAGCAATCTCGTCTAAACGGTTTCTCAACGCAGTTCTGACTTGCTTCAGCTCGGTCGGGCCCATGACGTCCAGTGCGATCTGCACCTCTTCGCGCGTCACCGACGGGCTCAGCAAGTCTGTGCCAAGGTCTGCCGCAATTTTCTGATCTATGGCGTCCTTGCCAGCAGCCCGCGCAGCGGCATAATCGGGGCTCACCTCGTCCAGCGAGTTTCGCATCTGAATTGCCAGCGCAGTCTTTGAGCGGTATCCCTCAATGTCGCCAGATCGCTTGAGCTCTTGAGCTCGGCTGTGCAGGCGGCGCGTGACGTAATCAAGAGTTTCAACAGTCGGCGTCCGCATGGCGATGTAGTTGCCGTCGACGTCGTATGTTATCTCTACGCCCTCTTTGCCTTTCAGTATTTTATTCGCCTGCTCTTCGCTGACGCGCGTCGGCACCATGTAATCGAACTCTCCGCCAGCCTCGCGCATTAACGTGGTGGCGCCGGTTAAGTCTTCTGGGGCGACCCGAGTGTACAGGTCAAGCACAGTGTCAGAGGCGGGTTCTCCGGGAGTTACTTGAGAGGTGTATGCGCTGCCGTAGAGCTCGCGGCGCGCCTCGGCGGTGTCCGCCATGATGTCGGCTTTCTGGCCAATCTTGCCGGCCGTAACCTCGCCAAGAACGTCGTCTAGTGTTCTCGACAAATCTTGCGACGCGGCCAGAGATGTCTCATTGAGGTTTGACCGCACCACTGCCGCACCCTTGCCCGGAGTGTTTGCAACGACGTCGAGCAGGTTTGACATATTCGGTCCGAGAGTTGCTATGTTTCCGTAAGGCGTGTTTGCCGCGGCTGCGGCCCCAACACCGTCAGCCTCTACGGCGTCTTTTATCAGCTTTCGAGCGTCACCCTTGGCGCCGATCTTATTAATCTCAGAGCGGAATGGCATTTCGGCTCTGAGGCGGCTCACGCCTCCGACGATGGATCCGACAACAGGCGCAACCGCGCCAAAAATGCCTCCAAGCTGGAAGCCAGTTTGGCCCTGCTCCACTGCTCCCGGCAATCCACCCTCACCGTATCCCGCAACAGCGCCTTCAGCGCCACCAATGCCTGCCCCATAGCCAACAGCTTGAGCGGCCCGCCCAATGCGCGTTGGCGCGTTGATAAGGCGGTCGGCACCAGATGCCACACCAGTAGCCGCACCAGTCGCGAGGCGACCAGCGGTGGTTAAGCCGGGAAGCTCTGCCTCCTGCGATCCTATGGCGGCGCGGATAGTTTCCTCGCTGACAGCCGGTGTTCCCGTAAACTGCTCAGCAAACTCGCTGACTTTGGCCATTGTTGGCTCAACATAGCCGCGAACAAACGGAACACCTTTGCCAAACATGCTGGCCATCGTCGTAAAGCCCTCGCCGACCACGTCGCGGGACATTTCGCCTTTTACAACTTTTGCAGCGTCCCCGCCTTCACGCATGATGCTGGTAATTGTGCCTTGATCGGCGGTCACATAAGCGTCATTCGGATTGACATAATTCATCTGCCGCGTCTTGCGGTTTTGCGTGATGTAACCGCCGTCTGGGTACTGCTTTAGAAGCGTGGAGCCTTCGGGGATCGTCGGAGCCTCTTGAGCGGGAGCCAGTCCGATCTTAGTTGAGAAATCGCCGAAATCCATGTCTGAATAGAACTTGCCGTGAAGCGCCCGTGCAAGCTCTTCGTCACTCAGCTGGTCATACTGAGGGTATTTGCTGCGGATTTCTTGTATGGAGGCCATGCTTGTACCCTATTATAAAATGTTCAGTGGATCTTCTGAGCCGCCTTGCGGATCTTGCCCCGGAGTGTAGATCATCTCGTCGGGGATGCTCTCCCCTTGCATCCTGCGTGAGAAAATATCAACGTAGAAGCGCAGCTCCTTGAGTGAGTTTACATAATCTCCGTGGCTCTGCATCTGGCCAAGGCGGGCCATAGCTTGCTCAGCCTTCATGCCTTCCAACTCGGTGATCTGGCCGCCGCCCTTCAACTTTTCAAACGCCTGCAAGAACACGTCGCCGCGGATCTGCTTTATCATCTCATTAACTCGAGCCACGTTTGGATCAAGCCCCACGTTAGAGGCGAAGCCGCGGACAATGCCCTCAAAGCCAAGAGCGTCTTCCAAGTTTGGATCATTCATCAGCGCGTCAATGCGCGCAATAAGAGCCGCCTTGCCAGATATTTCCGTCCCTTGAGTTTTCTGGCGATCCAGCTCCTCGATCATCAGCTTAGCTGTCGGCCCGTCAATCAAGCCTTGCGCAGCAGCGCCAAGTATTGCCTCACGGCTGGCCAGCCCACCACCTAGAAGCTGATTGCGCTGCTCCGCCGCCGTAGCCTTGCGCTGCATGTCGGCCTGCTCGTTGAAGCGGCCAAGCATGGCGTTGAAGCTGCCTCCCTGTCGGCCAGCTAGTGACGCCCCTGCGTCTTCTAACGCGGAAAACGCCAACATGCGGCGCTGCGTTTTGCTCAGGTTCGCGTATGGATCTGCCGGGGTCGTCGTTTGCGGCGCCAGAAGCTGCTGGAGTGTTGCCGCGCCGCTTGTGTCTTGTGCAGCAAGTGGGGCAGCGTTGGTGACTACGGCAGGAGCATTCTGCGCTGCCTCTACTACTGGCGCAGTGACAGGGTCCATGGTCGGAGCGGGATCTTCCGCAGCCCCATACCCCAAGTCCTCGACTTCATTGGGAAGCATCAGTGTGCCCACCTCGACGCCGGTCGTGTCCTTGTTCATGGCCTTCATCCGGTCGATGTCTTCCTGCGTAAATAGTCTTGCCATGTCTATCGTCCAATCCGTTTATATAGCTCGTCGTACTTGACGCGGCGGTAGCCGTCCTCTCCGATTACTACGAGATCTGGATGTGTGGCCTCGAGCTCCTGCGCCATGACGCCAAACGTAGGCTGCCCCTCCGGCGCGACTTTCTTGCCCTCTTCGTTCCAGTCCCATGTGTAGAAGTTTATGCCGCCCTGACTTCCAGCTGGCGCAATGTTTTCCTTGAGACGGATGTCTGAGGGGGGGAACATTGCCGCGTACCCTTTGCCCGCTGAGCCAGCGCCGCCGAGCAAGTTGCCAACCGCCGTCAATCCGCCAAACGGATCGCGGCTTGTGACGGTCCCGAGACCTGCCGGAACGCCAGATCCCGCCGCCAGAAGCGCGTTAAGCTGCGTGAGCGGATACGCCTGCTCTTTCTCGAACATGGCGTAATCTGATTGAAGCTGAGCCTGCTCGAGGGCTCGAGCCTGCTCTCCCGCCGCCATCTGCGCGTTGAGGCCCGCCATCTCTGACTGTAATCGCTGGCCGGCTAGGCTGCCCATTGCGTTAGCTGCTGCCGACTGTATGCCCGCAGTCTGGAACTGCCCCTGATAGTTCGCGGCGTTTGCCGCCTGCTCAAATTGCGCCTGCTGCTGCGCAAATTGGTTAGCCGCCGCCATGTTGCCGGCGCGCGCCGCCTGATCGCGTGCCGCCGCAGCTTCCCTCGCCTGCTGTCCTAGCGTGTTGGCCGTCATCTGCTGACCCGACTGCAATGCGCGAGCCTGCTGCACGTTTCCAATGTCAAACTGGCTGGAGCCAAGCGCCTGCGTAAACGCCTTCTCTTGCAGTCCGGCGACAAGGTCTGCCGCCTGTTTACCGTAAGCCTCGCGCGTGCCGGCTTCTGCCACACCTTGGCGGGAGCCGCCAAAGGCTCGAGCCGCAGTCGCCTGAGCGCCCAGCTTGTTCAGCGCCTGCTCTTGGGCGCCGCCAAGTGTCTCGAGGCTGCGGTTGATTACGTTTTGAGTGTACGGCGACATATACGCGTCGAAGTTTGTTGCCGCCAGCGTGTCGACGCCGATCTGCCCCGGAGCGCGCGCGGCGTCTACCGCCCCGACGCCCTGCATTGTCTGCGCCTGCCCGAGTTGAGCCGCGGCCATATTTGTTGGGCTGAAGCCGGTGAGACCTTGCTGCACGCCTATCGCCTGATCGTAAGTCTGGCCGCCCATGTTGAGGTTGCCAAAGCCAGACATTGCCTGATTTTGCAGCGGCGTCATGCTGGCGATCATCTCGCCTTCGTATGGCGTGTATTCTTGGTCAGCTATCTCAACGCCGCGCGGCAGGATCTCGTTTCGGATGAAATCTTCTTGCCATTGAGGCATTTTAGTTGTTTGCGTCTTAGTCGAACTCATCAGCTCAGCTCCATCTCATAATGCCTGCGCGTCTCACGGAAGGAAGCCGCTTCTGCGTATTTTGCAAAACCCTTGCGACCGTCAGTCTCAATCGCGTCCATTTTAGCTTCTTTCGCTATTTTTGTCAAAGTGGCCAGAGCCTCGCCGGCCCATAGGTGCATGTCCTCTCCGCCCATCCACTCAATCTTCAGATTGCGCCGCAACGGGTGGTGCAGAATACAGGTCACGACGGACGCCATTGGCGTGCCGTCGACGTAAACCATCCACAATAGTGACATGCCATCATATAAATCTTGGATGATGTGATCGGCGTTTACGTTGTCCTGTCGCGCGGTGGACATCGCTATGAAGCGGCGCGCGTCGTCGATCACCGATGGAAGGTTCTCCGGCAAAACGGCGAACATTTCCACCTTGGGGTCTTGCTGCGGCTCGAAACTGACCTTTATGACGTTTTCACTGGTCATCCGTGCAACCTCGTAATTGACAGCGTTGACGCCGGAATATTTGGTACAGGGGACGCTGCTGCTGTGGCGTTTAGGAAGCCAGCAGTGCTGTCCACCATCCAGTTGACCTCAAGGTAATCATTGGCTGCGACTGTAAATATTTGCGTCCTAGACGTAATTAAGGTTGCGTTATTTTGGTGCAGTGCAGTCGTCATCGCGCTGTTGTTGATGTCTGTACCGTTAACGCTTGGCCAAAAGTAGAAGTGAACTGTGCTGCTCGACGTAGATGAAATTTGCGCAGAGAAGGCTATAACGTACTCCCCAGCTTCCTCAAACACAATTCTAGTTGCTGGCGATCCCAGAGTTATGCCGCTATTTGATGCTTCAGCTGTGTAGGTTAATTTGTATTCTGTGTTTGCGCTTGCCGCCGTTACGTCTGCGGCAATGTAAAAGTCGCCGTGGCCGTCCTCAAGCACAACCTGACGCCACTCACCGTTCTTTGAGACCACCGGGTAGCCCTCTTCGCGATCCCAGAGCAAGACGCCATCCTCTGCCGCCGACACAGACGCATCTTTGGCGTCAAGCTGGTTTAGAGCTTTGCCGAGGTAGCGGCGCAGATTTTCCGCCCACGCCGATAAGTCAAAGGTAATTGGCGGGACAACTCTCATCGACGCCCGCCCTGCCGCGCATCAAGCCGCATAATGCCAACACGCCAATCCGTCGCAACGCTACCCTCAACGCGCATACGCACCTGACGACCTTGGAAGCGAACCGAAGTCGGGTTGCTCATGTTGAACGGCCCGTATTGGCTCTCAGCGCCATTCGGATAGAAACGCGTTTTAAACGTGGCAGTCACATCGCCCTGCGTTTTCTCGTCAGGGATAAGCTCAACAACATTCATTAGATTGTCGCCAGCACCAATAGAGATAGGCCCGGTTTCGGCATAGGGAGTGCTTGAGCCGTAGCTGTAGCCGATCTCATGCTCGTATAGCTCACCATCGCTTGCAATGAACATTGGGTAACGGAACACGCCGCGGTCAACGCCAGCGGTGCGATCTATTTCGCCTGTGATCCATATGTTTTCAACAAAGTCATATGCAACGTAGCGGTTGCACTCAAGGCTGTCTGCGCTTGGATAGAACCACCAGATTTCGTTCCACGCGCTATTAACCACGCAAGACACTTTTGAACGCTGGTCCTTATTAATGTCGCTGAATACATAGTCAGCCACATCGCACGGGATGCTCTGAACCCTTCCGCCAGAGTAGACAAAGAAGCCACGCAAGCCCATCCAGATCACGCCGTTGTCAACAGAAGCCGCCGCACGGGCCGCGATAAGCCCGCAGGAGGTGCCAACGCGCTCCACGCCATACACGAATGGCGGGCCATTATATGTCAATGTGTGGGCGTCTTCTGTGGTCAGAATGAGCGACTGGCCGCGTGTGCGCAGCCCAGCCAAGATAACGCCGTTGGTTTGCAAGTTTATGTCACCAGCTTCGTTTGTCGCTGCGGGCGTCCAAGTTGTGTTATCCTCGCGATCCGACCACTGCACCTTGCGCGGGTCGCCGCCAGCGCCGAAGCATACAACAAAGCGCTCTTCTGTCACCATCATGCCAGTGCAATTTGTGGGAGCGTTTGCGATCAGCGCGGCGTCCGTTGCGGGATTACCCTGCCACTCGTATAGCTTGCCGTCATCGTACGACATGGACAGCAAATACTCGCCCCAATTCTCCAGAGACCAAGTTGTCGCCGGGAGGATGGTTTCAGTGTCAGCGCGTGGCAAGCCGTATTCTTCGTTGCCGTAAAACCCGCCGCCGTATGCCGTGTTGATGTTTGCGTCGATGCGCCCTGCGGTTAAGCCAGTGGGTGTAATGTCAGTCGCTGTGCCGTTTGCGTTGATAACGTACAGGCTGTTGTACGTTCCCGCCGCCACTTGACGTAAGCCGTCATTCTCTTCCCACGCGATCATGGATCGGACAACGCCGTTTAGGTCAACAGACGCACGCTGCCGCCATCCACCAACAGGACGCAGAGCATCCTCATGCCAGCGGACGAGGTTAATGTCCCGCCAGCGGCCCTGAGACATAAGATCAGTGCCGTTGCGGTACTGGCCAGCGGGGAGTTTGAGCGGGATTAGCGGCATGGTTTCGCCTTATGTTTTCACTAGCATCTTTGTAGCAGATATTGCCGTTCCCGCCAAGACGCTTGGGTCAGCAGGGGTCTCGCTTAGAGTGCCATCTGCCTGCACATAGTATTGCTGACCAGCTGTTAAGCCTGACTGCTCGTCGCTAACGCTGCCGACAATACCGACATTTGCGTTGCCGCCGTCAGCTACAGCGCCGCCCGCTGAGATACCGATGTAGTTCTCGGAGGTGAGGTTGGTGGATGAAAAGGCGTTCTGTATAACGTAGTATGATCCGCCTTCACTGTTGTTAGTATCGCAGATTACAACGGCGTTCTTTTTGGTATTAGCGTCATAAGCAACACCACCCCAACGGAAGGTGCCAATTCCAGAAATGGGCGTAACATCAAAGCTATCAATGGCTGTACCGCTTACTTTAGCAACACCCCATTGAGGCGTACCACCTTGAGAATATATAAACGATGACTTTTCAGCATTTGCATCATAGGCGAATGCGCCACGGCTGCTGCCAAAAGTACTAGTTCCAATCTGAACAGCCGATCCGAATGTAAGCGAAGTGCCACTAATCTGCGCCGCAATAGCGTAAGCGTTTGGGACGTTGTTTCTCCATATTACAACAAAGCTCCCAGCAGACGCATCATAACCAGCAACAGGCCAAAATCCGCCCGTTGTATCAGTATATGTATTTATTGCGCCAAAACTTATTGATGTTCCACTGACAGTACCCACAACCGCCTTGCCAGCGTCAGAAAAACTTGGAGTGTAACCTTCCCAAAATACTCCAACTTTGCCAGCCACTGGGTCAAAAGCTGACATCACACGGTTTGCCTCTAGGCTATCAAAAACAACAGGCGTACCAAAGCTGATTGACGTGCCAGACACTGTTCCCACAACAGCAGTTCCGTAGTTGGAATTTGTTTGATCTTTGTATGATATAACAACTTTATTATTAACGGTATCGTAGACTGTCGCGGTGTATAGAATTAAGCCCGTTTCAAAAACTGTATTACTGCCAAAACTAATAGACGCACCAGACACAGAGCCGACTACTGCGGTGCCTTTTCCATTGTTCGATCCATCAGCGAAAGCAATTACCACCTGATTAGTATCAGGGTCAAAGCAAGCCGAAATCCAACCCGAAGCTGTTCCAGACGAAGCAACTACAGGAGTTCCAAAAGTAATAGATGAACCACTTACTGTTCCGACAACCGCTGTGGCTCTCCCTACGTTGGCGTCGTCTTTGTAAATGTAAACAATCTTTTGCGAGTTGCTGTCGTAAACTACAGTAGTGTCATTTTGGCTTGCTCCAATATACGTTTCTGAGCCAACATTTAGATCACCAGATGCGCCTGTTATTGTACTAACCGTCCCGTCAGCATTAACAATCACAGGCTGGCCGCTTGGCAGTGTACCAGATGCAACGGCCTTGAGCTTACCGCCCTCTTGCTTCGGAATGGTATCTAGTGCCATGTCTTAGCCCTTCACTATAAGTTTGGTTGCAGCTACAGCCGTGCCAGCGAATACACTTGGGTCTGCTGGTGTCGTCCCCAGCGTGCCGTCCGTCTGGACGTAGTAACTCTGACCTGCGGTCAAGCCAGATTGGTTCTCGGCCACAGCGCCCTTGATGTTGATCTTAGCGGCCTTGCCATCAGGTGCGCCTGTAGCGGCTGTGCCGATGTAGTTGTCGGAGGTGAGAGTGGTGTCAACGTAAGCATTTTGCAGCACAAGCGATGCACCGTATTGGTTCGGACTAACGTCATGTATATAAGAAATGGCAACTTTATTTGCGGAGCTATCGTAAACTGAAGACATATAAGTAGTTGTATTAGAATGAAATACAGTTTCACTCCCGAATGTTATGCTAGTTCCAGAAACCTCTCCAGAAATTAAAGTGCCGTGGTTTGAATTTCCACTGTCTGCATAAACCACTGTGGCCTTATTGGCGTTAGCGTCAAAACTCGCACCCAGATAGTTGTTAATACCACCACTAGCGAATACTACAGCACTACCAAAACTTATGCCTGTACCCGAAACAGACCCAACTATTGCTTTACCTTTATTGCTGTCACCGCCATCCCTGTAAAAAATTACCACTTTGCTTTGTGATGCGTCAAAACAAGATGCAACTTTATATGTTGCAGAAGCTGAAAAAACTGTTGCTGATCCAAAACTAATAGAAGTGCCGCTGACTGTCCCGACTACTGAAGTGCCGTAAGTGTTGCCATTATCTTGATACGACAAAACCATTTTGTTGTTGGTTGTATCATACGTTAATGAATGAGAGTATGTGTCATTAGAGTCAAACTGGACTTCAGAACCAAAACTAATAGATGTGCCACTGACAGTGCCAACGATGGCCTTGCCCGGCCCAGAATTTCCATCTTGATAAGCTAAAACCACACGCCCCTCGTCAGGATCAAATGACGATCCTATTTCGCCAGTAGTTGTTGAATTAAACACAACAGGACTGCCAAAGGAAATGCTAGTACCTGATACCGTTCCAACTACAGACGTGCCGTATGAAGAGCTACCTTGATATGAAATTATTACTTTGTTATTTGCGCTATCAAAGCTCACACTATTGTGAGGGGCGAAAACACTTTCATAAACAACAGGAGTTCCAAAACTTATTGAGTTTCCTGAAACTGCACCAACTACTGCTGTACCATAGTAGGAGTTGTTGCCATTACCATATGCCAAGACGACTTTATTTGAATTACTATCAAACCCAGAAGCGAGGTAAGTAATATTGTTGTTTTGAAATTTTGTCTCAGTTCCTACTGACTGACTTGCAGACGTGCCTGTAATAACACTCACAGTGCCATCTGAGTTCACAATAACAGTGTCACCCGTGGACAACGCACCACTGGCAACGGCCTGTACTTCTCTCGCTTTTCCAGCGTTACCAATGATGCGCATATCAGATTAGTCCTCCAGCGTAGCAGGATCGACCCAGTCAGGGTTCAACGTCCATGTAGTGCCGTCAAAGAAATACTTGTTGCCTGTCCAGTCGTCTGGGGCGTTTGTCACGTTGTCAGTGACGGTCACCGTGGTGCTGTTCAAGTCGCCAATAATAAATTGTGCAGGATCACCGACCGTGATGTTATCAGCAGTAGCAGTGATTGTTACGTCATCTGCAAGCAGGTACTTTGACAAGCCGCTTGATGTTTCAACGATGGTCTTCATGTGTTTAACCTTTCACGATAATAGAGCTAGAAGAGATGGCCGTTCCAGCCACAACAGACGGACTATCAGGGCTTGTACCCAATGAGCCGTCAGTCTGCACATAGTAAGTCTGCCCAGCGGTCAAGCCAGATTGCTTGTTGTCCACGGAGCAAGTCGAGTTAAGTGCTGCGGATTGACCGCTGGCGTAGCCGCTATTGGCAAAGCCTACGAAGTTCTCTGAGGTGAGGTTGGTGGCATTGTATGCGGGTCGGAGTACAAAAGCGTTCCCGTACTGCTGACCACCACTTGCGTATGTCAATGCCAATTTACCACTGCTACCGTAGTCAGATGCAAAGAAGTTATAAAACACGTTAGGCGAACCGTAATTTGTCTCACTTCCAAAGCTAATAGAGTTGTTAGAGGGATTGACGGTTCCGATAAAAGAAACACCCTGAGTGGTAAAGCCCGCAACTCCAACTTTACCCGCTAAAGAGCTGTAACCCACAGCAATCCATATTGTACCTTCTGCCTTCCATACCACGGGAGTGCCGAAGCTAATGCTTGTTCCACTGACGGTGCCTACAGCAGCTTCTGCGTAACCCGCAGTGCCTCTATACGCAGCTACCACTCTATTGTTGGTGGTGTCGTAAGTACAAGCGACATAAGAGGTCATGACGCCTGTTTTGTAAGCTACTGGGCTACCAAACGAAATGGAGCTTCCGCTGACAGTGCCTACAACACCTCTTCCTGCATTGCCGCCAGCACTAGCATAAATTACCACAACCTTTGCAGCGTCTGGAGCGTACACACAAGAGGTGTATAGTGAATGTGCGCTGTCGAAGACAACGGGCGTCCCAAACGAAATAGCGGTTCCGCTGATTGTACCAACGACCGCAGTTCCATACGAACTATTGCTGTCATCTGCGTAAGAGATCACAACTTTGCCAGAGGCTACATCATAGGTAGAACCAATGTAATCTGTAACCCCTGACTCAAATTGAACAACCGTTCCAAACGTTAGAGTTGTGCCGCTTATAGACGCCACACGAGACCTGCCACGGTTACTAAAACCGGGGTCTTTGAATGAGACTACAACATTTCCCGTCGAATGATCTATTGTAGTCGCAGTGTATGTAAAATTCTGGGATGTGCTTACAGTAGTTGCAGAACCAAAACTTATAGTCTCGCCACTTACTGTACCAACTACGGAATAAAGGTATTGAGAGGTTCCTTGATAGGTGACAACCAAAACTCCATCGTGCATATCGGAGCTAATGCGGGTTGTTTGGCTGCTACTCTCGAAGGCAACAGGCGTTCCGTAGTTTTCAGAGATGCTAGTTTGAGAAATAACACTAACAGTCCCATCGCTATTAACGACAACAGTATCTCCAGTGGCTAACGCACCAGAGGCGATAGCACGAACTTCACCATCTACAGGGGCGTTGCCAATAAAGCGCATTAGCTGATCTCTTCGTAGCTTACGATAACTTCAAGGTCGTTTGCTGTGCCAGCAGTGACGGTGATGGAGCGATCTTCCTCAAGGTAAAGGGCTGTGTTCTTGTCAATAGCAATCAGCGACGAGTCGGCAGGGACAGATGCAGTTGCAACCAGCGAGTAAGCTGTGCCACCGCCAGATGCTGCGCTGTGCATATCCACAGTCACGTCACAGGCATTTGTGCCATCGACATTGGCAATCTGGATCATGTTGATCTTAAAAACCTTGCCGCTGGACGCAGCGTTGCTGACGACCGAAGTCGCGGATGTTGAACTTAAAGCCACCATTGCCGATTTGGCAGTGATAGTGGCTACATTTACGACATTTGGTGCGGCCATGTGGCTTCTCCTTTAACCGAAAACAATCGCCATAGCGATTGCCTTGCCAGTTGTTGCAGCAGCGTCGAGCTGCGGTTGAATAGCCGAGGTAACACCATCGACATAGTTTAATTCTGTTGCGGTAGCAGTCAGACCATTTAGAACGGAAAACTGCGCGTTTGTAACGCCGCCGAGCAAAGTGTCTAAGCTGTCCCAATTGCCGTTAAGGTAGCCGCCCCACGCGTCTTCGTCACCGCCGACTGCTGGCTTATTCCAAGAATAGTTTGTCGTTGTCGTAGGCATTACGCGGCCCTCTCTAAGTAATCTGCCTCAACCCATGTATTACTTGGGTTTGGCGCTGCTGTCCATTCTGTTGTCGGGTCATCTGCATCAAGCCACTTATAACGAGACAGAACATTTACTGTCAGGCTTAAATTGTCTGTCGCAGACATTAGTCTAACGCGATTATAGCTTATATTTACGCTAGATGATAGTGCTACGTCTGCACGGCCCACAACGTCAATAACTCCGTTAGACGTAGCAGTAGATGTGAGAGTAATATTTGACGCCGCATTTGCAATCCGCTCACCAGAGCTTGCCACGTTGCAAACAAGGTTAATGGCCGCAGCGCCTTCCTCGACACTGTAATTTTCGCCATAGATGTAAGAGCCGTAAGTGTTTAAGCCGTAACCCGGTCTAAAGCCGGGAACTTCTGGGTATTCAACCGCGACCGCTACTATAATGCCTTGGCAAACTATATTGGCCGCAGCGGTTCTAACCTTAATAGACGCAGCCGATGCAGATGATGTGCAAGCTGTAGAAGATGCGCCGCCAATAACTCTATTACCGCTCGCACTAACGCTAACCGCACACGCCGCGCTTGATGCGCCTATTCTGACTTGCTGCAATAGAGCGGATGCTGTGCAAGCTATTGACGCAGTTGATGCAGCGTTGCGGACGTTAACGGCCTCAGCCGATACCGCACAAATTAATGATGCACTAGCTGACGCGTCAACTATAGAGCCGGATAAACCATAAATATCCTGACCATAAAAAGCATCACCGTAGTTTGCGCGGTAGACGGTCATTAGGCTAACGTAATGTCCAGATCACCTGTTGGGATACGGAACACATCACCATCATTGATTGCTTTAGATACAGTCAGAGCGCTATGGACAATCATGTCGCCGCTGCTTGATGCAGTCATAACCGCCATGTGCGTAATTGTACCCCAGTTCCCGCCATTTGCGGCTGGAAACTCTACCGCCGCTGAATTGGTCGCGAGGTCGTTTGACACGGTAAAATTGACAGCCGTCCTTGCGTAGCCGTTCCCAGACACCTCATTGGCTGTTGAGCCGCTGTCCGTTGGGTCGGCTGTAAAAAGTCCAACATACCAAGCGGTCGGGCGCGTTACGCTGGCCGCAGTGAACACATAGTTCAAAACGTGTGTTTCGTAAGTGTTAGTAAATGACATGGATTTCTCCGATTAGATATATCTGGCGCGATCATACACCATTGTGAATTTAATAGCCAGACGTCCGCATACGGAGGCCAGAGCCGGCGGATCGTGTTTCGTCGGACGACTTTTGCAGCGACTGTATTGCGTTTGAGTAGAGCGACGCCCACACTTGCGTCCGAACGTCATCGTTCAGATACGGGGCAGACTGCACAAGTGCGCCATACAGATAAACATCTGGCGCGTCCTGCAACAGCCAGTTGTATGAGTTAGTGGCGCTCAGCGCCGGCGTCTTGCCGAAATACATCAGCTGCATCTGGTACTCGGTGTCTGGCGTTGGGAACACCTCGATCTCGTGTCCGACATTAGCGTAGAGGCGAGGCCGGCCGCTTTGGTCGTTGTTCTGCTGGCGCAGCTGGGCCAAGTCGTCGATTGACGTTGCCTCGATGCGGAACGTGTTGCCAGACGTGATTGTGAAGCGCATTGTTTGCACCCAGTCTTCCGGCACTTGCACATAGCGGCTGTCTAGCGTGGCGTCGGCGCGCTGCACCATCTTATAGTGCCGCAGGTCACGGTCGATGCTGCTCTCGGCCAGCGCAATAAAATCCGGTATGACCGCCGTCAGGTCGTCTCTGTTTAGCCAGTTGGCAATAGATGCCTTGAGCTCGTCATACGTTGTGATCGCCATTACAGTGTACCTTCTCGCGTGCGAAACGCCTGATTTTCCGACTGGTTGAGCCACTTGCGCAGCGCCTTGGGATCGTCAGCGATCCCCTGCCTCTTCAGCTCATAATACACGGAAAGCGGGATGGAGGCCACCTTGGCGTGTTCTCCGAATTTTCCCGACACGTCGTTATACGAGCGCTTGTTTGCTTCGATGATCTTTGTGCTGTCCTGCACGGTCTCAATGACATATTCGCCATTGGCTTTGACGTGCCAAAATTTCGTAATCCCTGTCGCCTCGTCGCGGCTAAAAAGTCTTTTCATCTTACCCTCCAGAGTAATGGGGCGACCGAAGCCGCCCCACCATATTTACGATACGTTCAAGTCAGCGATCAGGCCGTGAGCCTTTTCGTTGGATACCTTGAGGCCGGTTTCGCAGATGAGCATTTTCTTCTCAGCGTCGCCTGTTTTGGCAAGATCCACGGCTTGGATCGGACGCAGAGTTGCGACTGACGCGTACTCAGTGTCTAGGCACCATGCGTCCCGTTCCCGAGAAAACCTATTAGGAACAACGGTTAAGGCGCCAAAATCTGACAGATAAACGTCAGCTGCACCGATGATGGTTGTTGGGCCATCAGATGGTGCTTGGTAGCGCTGAGCCGCAATACCTGCAAAGCCGGACACGACCGTTTTGTTGAACGGGCCAACCATCAGCATGGATGGGTTGCCGCCGGATGTGTACGCCTGCTGCATCACGTCTTTGAGCATGGCTTCTGTGAAGTCACGCTGCGTGCCGTCGTTACGGGCGTCGGAGCCGTCTGCCGCAGTCGGGTTAGTACCGTCTCCAGCTTTGTTGACGTTGGTTGCAACCCACGCACCCAAACCAGCAGTTACGCGACCAGCGGAAGCTGAACCGGCGGAACGGGCTGTGTTGCCTGTGTAAATTGTTTCTAAGTCCCTCTTGATTTCCTTGCCGCGCTTGGCAAGGTTGTATGCGACTTCGTCGTTGCGGCCAGCCAAATCTTGGAAGCCGAGGTTGTCAGCAATAATCATGCTGCGGCGGCGGATTTGCGTGTAATTTCCGACCCTTACGGTGGCAGTAGTGGCGTCAAACGATGCAACATCGTCGCCGTCAATAATCGCAGTGGTGTCAACAGCAGACAAGTCATCGACCATCCACTCAAAAAATGTGTTCGACACATTTTCGGAGCCGACGTTGGATGTGAAGGGTGTTTCTTCTGGGGCTATGTTACTGATAACATTAGCTAATTCTTCTCGGATACCCTTGGCGTCAAAAGACGTAAAGGTGTTTGCAATGATAGTCATAGTTTATGCTCCTATAGCAAGGCTTTAATTGCGGCCGCGGCGTCGTTGACGCGACCAGTTTTTCGTGCGCGGTTTTGCGCTTCCTGCGCTGCTGAGGTGCGTTTAGGCTGTGACGCTCTGGAACCCGATTTCAATGTCTTGGCGCGCGACTTCTTAGGTTTAGCTTTAACCTCGTTGGCCCGCGTTTCTCCACGATCATATAACATGGCTTTCCTTGCTAGCTTCACAAGCGTTGCATTTGACATCCCGCTAACGTCCTGCTCGCTGAAACCTTCGCCGAGTAGGAAGTCCCGTATTTGGGTTGCTTCCGTGGCAGCGACTTTGCTGTCACGCCACTCGGGGATGATGTCAGGCAAGATATGACGCTGCTGCTCCAAATACGATTGCTGCATCTGCTCTTGCTTCTGCGCTGCAATCTGTTGC